ATTGTCTTGCAGATTAGCTATAGACCCATCTAGGGTTTTCATGCGATTTTCCATTGCACCAGAAAAGTCCACATTCCCAAGATCGAGCAAATATTTCTCAATAGCTTTTGCACTATTTGTAATGGTAGTAGTTTGCCCTTTAAAGGTTAATGCCACTTTCCCATTTTCTTGGCTTGCCTTGATACCAAATTCTTTTAAGCGCTCAAACTCGCCAGTGGTAGCGTCTGCAACTGCCTCAATCATTTGGTCTAGGTCTTTCCCCATAGCAGCAGCAGTATTGCCATATGAAGTTAAGGCTGCCTCTGAAGGCTTTAAGCCTAAATTCGTAAGCTTGATAAACGCTCCTACAGATTGCTCTAATCCATAAGGAGTTTGTTGGGCGAATTTTTGCAGAGTATCAAAGGCGCGAGCAGCGCCTTCCGCTGACCCCGTTGCTGTTATTAGGCCAGCATTTAACTTATCGAAAGTACGCTGTGTATCAATTAGCTTACCTAAAGAGAGATATGAAGCAGCCACCCCAGCTACTGATGCACCAATGTTTTTTGCAGAAAGAGAGATTTTATTATCTGCTTCTTCGAAGTTTTGCTGCATGTTGCGAGCAGTTGTTCGAGATTGACGCTCAGCCTGATTCATTGGCTCTACAAATTGCCCGATACGAGCCACCAGATCAAGGGTTAGTCTACCGAGTGAATTTGTTGCCATAACTTTTCTCCAGGCAATAAAAAACCGCCGAATGGCGGTCATGAAATTTAAATATTTATGAGCAGTTTGCTTTTCCTAGCTCAACCCACTTATCTGTAGAAACAAGCTTCTGAATATCTATTACCTTAACTCTAACATTATGAACATTTAAAGAATTTAATTCCTGACAAACATATTGAGCTAAACCATCTCTACCTGAGCCATTATTAATAACACCGACTTTAAGCATGGAATTAGATGTCCAGACAGCATCTTTTATTGTTTTATCACCCTTAAAATGATTTATAACCTGCTGTTTCTTTTCTTCAGATAATTCTGGCTTGTTAGAACATCCAGCCAGCCCAATAAACAGAGCCGTAAGTAGAACTTTTTTCATAATTATCCTTAGTATTTTTGAATAACCACATCATTAATATCATCGGGCATATTAAGCTTTACTCCAAATTTACCCTCACCATCTTTTCGCTTCCAGCCGCCTACAATTAAAGCCTCTACATCAAAAGAATCTGAACTATGAAAACCTTTTCTCTGAATTAAATTTATTTAAGTACCCAACCGACCTATTATCTACCAGAACAACTACCGCATTTTTATCATACTGATTACCCAAATCTCTTTTTATTCTGGCTAATTTTTTTAGTTCTACGCTACTTTCAATCTTACCCCCAACTATTGCGTCTAATGCTTGCTGATATGAGGCCTCCCCCACTATATCGTATTCATATTCACCAAAAGGTGGGGAAATTACTCTGCCTACAGGGAAGGCAGTATCTAAACCTGTTTTTACTGAACCAATTTTATTAGTAACAGACTGTTTTCTAGCAAAAAATATAATTATTAAAGATAAAACTACCAATCCTATTATTATTTCCATACATCCCCCTAATCATTTAGGGACACGATACTAATAATTGAATCAAAAAGAAACCAACCTAAATTAGTTTCTAATCTTCAAAATCAAATTCATCCATTTCACTTTCAGGTTTTGCTTCATGCATCATTAAGTCATGAAGCTTCACCCCCTCAACCCTTCCAAGCATTAATATTGACTGGTGAACTCTGGCTAGCTCTTGCTCGAATCTTCTTCCGAGATTGAGACTTCCGTACTTTCGGATGTAAGTTGCGTATTTTTTGATTTCTTTGAATGTAAGGGTTTGACTGACTTCGCTGGCTGTTCTTCCTGTTGCGATTCCGATTTCGATAAGGAGTTCGTCGTCTGGTTTGAGTTCAACGTCTTTCCCAATACATTAATCTCAACAATCTTAGTCCATACAGCATCTACTAATGCTTGGTTAAACTTGCTTCGAACCTCATCTTCAGTAAGTACAAGCTTTCCATCTTCGTCACAGAGACAGCTTGCAATTATCCCAGCCAGAGCCTCTTTATTCTCACCATAAGCTCGCATGTTCGCTACAGCCGAATCGTAGTTAAAAGGCTTGATGAAAGTCTCAAACTCTGTATCTTCTTCATTCAAGCGTATCTGAACGGTTACTTTTTCAGGTTTGCCGATAAGTGCGCCAGACTTAATATCTCTTAAGCTTAACTTCTTCATAAATTCACCAGAAAACAAAAGCCCCTATAAAGGGGCTGTAAATTAAGGAGTAACTGTTCGTTTAGTGCGAGTCACGCCAGAAGTTCGAATCATCGCAAAGGTATAACTTTCTACAGAATCCACTTCAACATCATTTGGCGATGTCGGGTTAATATATGCTTTGAATGAATTCCAAGAACGAGTTTCCGGCAGATCAATACCAGTTACTGCTTCATAAGTTGGCGCATCCTTCGAGTGTCCCGAGCCCACATACCAATCAAGCACTTCGCCACTTTCTGCGATTTCAAGAAGTCGATCATGAGTTATATTTTCATCATCGTAGTTAATTTCAATTGATCCTTCTCCGGGGTCACGCATACCACGTGTGTATTGCTTACTTTCTGCTTCGAGACAAGTAATATCAATTTTTGCAAAGGAATCTTGGCCATAACCAACCTTTTTTAAGCAAATGAATCGAACAACCTGTCCATCAATCACAGTAAATACCTGTGTACCTTTTGTTTTTGAAACTGCCATGAGTAGCTACTCCTCAATTTTAGGCATAAAAAAAGCCACCGGATGGTGGCGTTGGAAATAATTAACCCCGCACTTGGCGGGGCTTAATGTTTATTGGAATCTATGGTTTCGCCTTGTATGCCTCTACATAATTTCGAGATGCTTTCGGCATGCAGTGTGATGTGTCGATGGTTTGGCTTGGTTCGCTCAATATCAATTCCAATCAATATGGCTGCTTCAATATTTTTCTGCCAATCACCTGTGTCTGGTACTGGCTCTATTGAGCAAAACACATAACTATCATCACCAATATTAATGTCAGCATAATTTTCTTCGTCTGTGCTTGGTCTGCACTCCACCACAATGTAAGCAGGAACATTATTTGTCATTATCTTTATCCTGATCAAAATCTAAGGATGGTTGCGCTTCCTTAATCAGATCATCCAATTCTTTAAGCATGGCTGGTTTTGTTTGCTTACCATGGATTGATAGGAAGCTTGCCGCGCCTGACAGAGATTGGGTAATCAGCTCAAGTTGTGCTGAAAGCTTGCCAATGCGTCCCTGTAGCCCATCTTTGAGTTGACGAGCCAATTCCTCTTGCTCGATGTAGTATTTGCGGATCTCATGACCTTTTTTATTGCGCTCCATCATCCCAAGGTGTTTGGTCATATCCACTGAGATGATGTACTCAATTAGGTTTTGGCCTGTTTTTGAAAGCTCCTCTTTTTTGAGGAGCTTAATAAAATCAAAATTCTCTTCAAAACCACATTGTTTAATGCGTCGCTTAATCCAATCCGAAAAGTCCGTCTTAACCTCTAGCATTTTATGTAGGTCACGCGCATTCACGCCGAGCTGAACTTTCCCATTTAATTCGACTTCGATAAATGGAGTCTGATTTTCAATTTTTACGATTGCATTCATTGATCTGCTCCGACTACTCATTAAAAAAGAAACACTGGCAAGAAGATGCAATGAATAGTCGAAACGACCATCTTCTTTTCGGGGATCAGCCTAGCCAGTGGTTTGCCTGAAAACAGGCATAAAAAAAGCGCCCATATGGACGCTTGGTTGAAAAATTATTTATCTATCCAAAAACCAGTTCGCATCAAAGCCACGGCCAAAAATATTAGTGTCAGCAATGCGTTCAAAGTGGTTTGGGTGAATGTTGGTGACATAGCAATACGGCTCTAAGGCCTTTCGTATTGCAGACCGAATATCTGAAGCTCTTTTCTGCTGAGTGTCGTAAACAACGATCTGGAATGACACATGATCAGTATTGGCCGGGCAATCTAAATTATTCTGCGGATCGCCAGTGACTACCGACCAGACTGCGTACGGATAGGGTATGCCGGATGGCGCAATATCTTCCCAGACTTTCAAAGGACTGGTGCCAAGCAGTGCTGTGACTTCAGGATTAGCTTTCAGCATCGGAACCACGGGTAAAATGTTCATAACTTGGCGAGTTCCTTGTCGATTTCAGCATTAAAGTTGTGAGCAAAACTGCTCATAACTGCCTGAATGTTATTTTGTAGTGCTGGGCGCATAAATGGCACCGGAGGATTGTGTACCGAGCCAAATTCCAAATATCTCCAATAGGAAGTGAATATAACAAAAAAATAGGTGATGGGGGGGGTTTTGTGGTGTTTTTTTTT